AAGTTGGACATGGTGCCGGATGCCCCACCAATGCCATTGATGGGGCTTTATCTGTATTTTACATTTTACCTATGTAAAATTGCAAGTATACTTATCATTTCTTCGTCAGCACAGCAACGCTACCCTTACTGGTAACACTATACCCAATAGCATCCGCCACATCCCGAATCTTGATATAATTTGTCCCATCCTTCAAAATCCGTTCCACCGTATGCTCTTTCCCATTGATAATCATCTTGCACTTTTCTACCACTTCATCATCCCCCATTTCGTATTGAAATACATCCTCGACCAACAGCCAATGCGTGAATTTATTGCACCGCAGGGGAACTTCTCGCACGCCGTAAGCCGATCCATCCGCCGCCACATAATACGGATGCCCATTCTTCATCCCGGTATAAACCCCGATATGCCCCTGCATCCAGACCAACGCCCCGATGGGTGCTTTTTCGATGGTGGAAATGGGGTTGATTTTGGTTGCCCTTGCCTTCCACTGGCCCGAACCGAGCGTCACGCCACACGCCCAAGAAATCAGACCACTACAATCCACGCAAACCTTCCCGATTTTCTCCCTGTCACTCAGCCAGACCATTTTCCCGTAGGTGTTTTTCAGAAATTTATAGTTCTGCTCCGTCATAACCTTGCCCTTCATGCCGTAAACATAGGGCGTGCCGATTTTGGAGCGGCAGAAGGCTACCAGCTCCTTACCTGTCATTTTTTTCGCCATATAATCACCCCTTTACAAGCTCTCTGACCGTTTTGTTTTCCTTCAGCAGCTTTCGCATTTCCTCCAGTGCCTCATCCACCCACAGGGAGAAGGTATCGAAGGATACCGCCATAGCCAATGCAGGAAATCGCTGGATAAATAAATCGTAGGTCTGCCGCAGCTTCAGCTTGCCTGTGCCGCTGCCTAATTCCGCTTCTGCCTGCGTGACCGCCCACAGCATCCACTCCTTGACCCTTTCTCTCTGCTCGGATGTTGGCATTTTCAGAAAACGCCCGATGCACACACCGACCATCCCTGCAACCGCCATCAGCGCAACCACCAAATACCAATTTTCCATTAAAAACATCATTCTTTCTCCCTTCTTTCTTTTTTTATATAAAAAGCGCCCGATTTCTCGAACGCTCTTTCTGCTTATGCGCTTGCCTTCAAAAACAGCAATCTGAATGTTTCTCTCCCTTTTGGGGTAATCAAGGTCTGCGTGCCGGTATAACTTTCCCTCTTTTTTTGATGGCACGAGAATAACTTCCAGTTTCATCAATCCAATCCTGTAAGATTTTTCTTTCCCCTTCTATCTCAACAATGCAATTATCTGTTCTGTTTCTGCTTTGCTCCTTCATTGTTGACCATCTACAATTTTCAGGGCAATAGTTTCCATCCACATCAATTCTGTCTATAGTTAAACTTTCATCATAGCCAGAATTAAGTGCCCATTCTGCAAAGTCTACGAAAGAATCTTGCCATCTCAAACAAACCTTTATCCCTCTTCCTCCGTAATTTTTATACTCCTTGTTTTTTTCATTTCCACAGCGGTCTTTCATATTTTGCCAACAGCGGTATAATCTGGTATCATGCTGTCCATGCAAAAATTTTAAATTTCTTGTTCCCTCCCTTCTTATGCAACCGCAACTTTTTGTTCTATGATTTACCAAATTACTTCCTCGGACAATAATCTCTTTACCACAATCACATACACATCTATACTGTGACAAATCCCCCATTTTACTTGTTCGTTCCCTTACAACCAACTTTCCAAATCTTTGCCCAATTAAGTCCTTTTTGCAAACTTCCGAAGTCCGTTCTCTTTGGAGACACCCGCACGATTGAGTATGCCCCGAATTAAGGTGGCTACTGCTTACAATTATTCTATTGCCACAATCGCATTTGCATATCCATCTAATTCTATTGTGTTTATCCCGTTCTGCAAGTCCAACAACACAAAGTCTTCCAAATTTTTTTCCTGTTAAATCAGCAAATCTACCCATAATTTTCTTAACCTCCCTTCTGGATAGTTCTGACCTCGTTGCCGTTGTAGTTAAAAATCTGCAATTCATTCATACTTTCACAACCCTTCTTTCTCGAACGCTCTTAATCACTTCAACAATTTCACCGCAAAGCTGTTGAATTTTTTCCATTTCCTCACGCTTTGCATAATTTGTAATCTCAGAGGATATTGTCAAATATTTTTCATCAAATTTAATCAGCATATTAAACCTCCCTTTAAATCATCTTGCTTACCAAAGTTACCAGTGCCAAAACCAAGCCCATCAAAAAGATAAAATGTACCATTAGCTTAAAAATATCTTTTTTCATATTGCACCGTTGGAGTTTTTCATGTATTATTACTGATAGAAGGTTGGGGCTTTCGCCCCTCCCTCTATGTAATGAGTTTGATTAGGATTAAAACCCATCCTACCAATGAGATTATCCTAATCATGAGCTTTTCAAGTTGTTCCACCAGCTTGATTAGCTCTTTTATTTTGTCCTCCAACGTGTCACCTCCTTTCTATGGTTTTATTATAAACTAATTCGTTTATAACGTCAATACTATTTTTATTATTTTATAAAATATTTTTTTATTTTATATTTATTATATTGATTTTATAAATTTTTCAGTATATAATAATTAAAAAGGAGATGATTAAATATGGCACTTAGCGAAAAAATCAGAATCATTTTAGTAAAAAGAGGGAACCTATCCGAAGCTGAATTAGCTAGGCGAATGAATATAAGCCCTCAAAATCTTCATAACAAAATGAAACGAGATAATTTTACCGAAAACGACTTATCCGAAATCGCAAAAGCACTTGATTGCACCTATAATGCAACTTTTACTTTTAATGATACAGGTGAGGTGATTTGATGAAACACAATCTTAGTAAAACTCGCCTGTATTCTATTTACTCAGGCATAAAACAGCGCTGCTACAATCCCAATAACCAACATTATAAATGGTATGGGGAGAAGGGCATTGCTCTCTGCAATGAATGGTCAAACGAAAACGGGTTGCAAAACTTCATAGAATGGTCATTAAATAACGGCTATGAAGAAAACCTCTCTATTGACCGTATAGACCCTGATAAAAACTATTCGCCCGATAACTGCAGATGGGTTACTCCATCTGTTAATTCCATGCTCGCCCATCCAAAAATATTTTCCCATGTTTACGAAAACACTGAGCAAATCATTCTTGAAATCAGAAAACTCATGCTGGAAGAAAAAATATCTCAGCGCCAAATTGCAGAAAGCTTAGGAATTACACCTCAAGGATTTACAAAGCTCATTAACAAGAAAAATTTCAGTTTTGAAGATGCACAGAAAATTTTAAATGCAATGGGTTATCATTTGATTTATGATTTTGAGAAGAATTAAGACCGCCCCTCGCGGTCTTTTTTCATTCCCCATCCTCTGTACCTTCCTTCCCCTTTTGGTACTGCGTCCCAAAGTAGAACGCCACCACCACAGAGAAAATCGTCAAAAACTGTTCTCCGCTGATGCGCCCCACCACTGCCAGATACGAAAAAACCACCGTAAGCATAATCGTTACGATGGATTTCACTGTCAGCAAATTTTGAACTGTGATTTTTGCCGCTTCATTCATTTTCATTTTCTCTCAATTCCTCCTTGCACTCCCATTCCGCTTGCTTTACGCTCATTCTTCTTTTCCTGCGTTCCTCCGCTCTGCGTTCTGCCTGCTCCACGCCCTTATCGTACAGTTTCATCAGACCACAGATACCCAACTCCGTACCGAACACACGATGCGTACTATCAACCACGGCGCTTACATCGTGGTCAAAAGCACCTAATACCATGCCTGCAATCGTGATTGCCGCACAAAACAGCAGCGAGTATATCACAATGCTGGACATGGTATCATCGTTTATCTTTGGTGGAAAACGAATCCGTCTGCGTTTTTTCATCATAAACCGCCGCCATTCAGCAAAAACCCGATTGCCGCACCGACAACCACCGCAATCGCCTTATCAATCAGCCCATCCCACCGCTTTGCGGGCTTGGAAACCAACTGCTTCACATCGTCCTTGATTTCTCCGACATCTGTTTTGATATGCTCCTGCTCGTTCTGCAGAACCGAAAACGCCTTCGTCAATCCGTCAAGGTTGTCCTGCCGCTTCTCCATGCGGTCAATCCTCTTGTGTGCGGATTTCGTGCTGTCCAGTGCCTCCTGCACCATTTTTTCTATTGCTTCCATGCTGTCATCCCCTTTCTCAACTCTGCACCTGTGTCGCTGTAACATGGTGCGGATTGTTAAAATCATTCAAATGCTGTTGGAGCAGTGTCATAACCGATGCCGCATTGATGTACGCAGAGGACGCAAGCGAACCGCTTTTCACGCCACTGGTAACGGATGCCGCAAGCGTGGGAATGAAATCCCCCAGCTCCACCTCATTGTACTGCTCCAGAAGGCAATCCCATTCATAGGAAATAACCTTCGCCTGCTTCCGAAATCCCATTTTTGTATTGATAACCGTTACCATATCCCCCAGAAAGACCTCCTCCAGAACGGCATACTCCCGATACTCCACCGTCTTTTCCAGTGCCACAAAATCCACCTTAATGTTGATGCTTGGAATATCACAGCCGCCATCAAGCAACGCCTGTGCCTCCTCCTGCACCTCGGAGAGCGTCTTATTTTCGTCCTCTAGGGTGTAAATCTTCGGGTAGATATAATCGCCCAGATGGGGACTGTCAAGCGTTACACTGCCGTTCTTGCCGTAGCAGACAATGCGTGTCTTGACCTCCGATTCATCCTCTGTGACCTCAAGCCCGACAAGGTTTTTCCCATAGCGGATAGAAACGCCCCTGTCCTGCCCCAATGCCGCCTTGACGGATACCCGAAAGCCATCCCGCAGCAGCTCGCCACCGTAGCCCTTGACAAACGAGGTTGCTTCGTCATCGTCCGACAGTAACGCTTGTACGGGATTCATGCGCCCTGTTGTGAGCGTCCCTGTCAGCGAAATATCCGTATCAAAGGAAAAGGGCATGGGATAGGCAAACGCCGCCTGCATGGCTGCCAGAGCCGCCGTAGCCGTACCGCTGTGGCTGATTGGTTCGCACTGGTTGTCCAGCAGGTCATAAAAGATATGCCTTGCGTTGACCGAAATTTCCTTCATGCTCGGCTTGACGTAGTAAATGCGGAACGGCTGCATCCCTCTTGGCGTGGATGCGTAGAGAATTCGCCCCCGTTCAATGCGTTTCCACTTGCCGCCCTCATCATACGGGTGCTTCAGCTCCAACTCATACGCCCCGTTCAACTCCTCCGTCACAATACAAGAGCCGGGAACCAATGTCCCCAGCCCAATTGTGTCAAATGTCTGTGCTGTTTTTTCGTGAATGGTAATCATAGCATCACCCCATCATGCCTACCAGTTCCTGATACTGCTCCTCTGTGATGCGGTTCGCCATAAGGAATACGTCTAATTTGTTCATCATGTCCTCTTTTTCGTATGCCCCTCTGCTAATCAGTTTTTTCAGTCTTGCGTATGTCATAATATCTACTCCTTTCAAATTTCCAATTCCTTCATGCAAACCAAATAGTCTACATTGATTGCTGTGTCTAAAATTGCCTGTTCAGTTTCGGTGAGTTGTGGTTCGGGGATGGGTTCGGGTTCGGGTGGTGTGTATTCCGAAAACGTACCTGTTTCAGAATTATAAATCATACCAAGCGTAACGGTTTCATCACAAGGAATGGCAGTCACAGGGTTGCCCGATGGGTCAGGTGGATAGTAGGGTTCTGTTTCCCTGTCTTTCAGAACGTCAATCACTCTGTTTTGTAAAATCATTGCATAGTTTTTCATTTTTCCACCTCCTTACCATTCGATAATAACAATACCATCTCCGCCTTTGCCTCCCTTACCATATCTCTCGGGGTATAAACCATAACCACCGCCGCCACCACCAGCTCCGATACCGCCATCACCTCCGTCATGTGTATAATCACCATAAGAAGCTCCTTGCCCGCCATTATCATATCCAGCACCGCCGCCGCCGCCACCTTTATTACCACCTGATTTTCCACCATACGCCATAAAGTTATCTTGTCCATTTGCCTCCCCATGGCCTCCGACTGTACCTTTATAAGTATTGGGGACTGTGCCGTTGCCAGAAATGCCCCCAGCTACTGTAACTAGTGAGCCAATGACAGTTGAACCGCCAGCCACAGCATCAGTGCCACCAACTCCAATTTTTATAGATATAGCGGTACCTGGCGTAACAGAATATGCTTTTTTAATAATTCTTTCTCCTCCTCCGCCGCCAGCAGCACCATGTCCACCGCCGCCACCACCAAAAGCAGTAACCAAAATCTTCGTCACACCAGCAGGAACGGTAAACGTGCCATCTGATGTGAATGTTTGTGCGCCATGTGGTGTAAATAATAATTTATCCAACGACTGAAACCCACTTGTCCCAATCGTGCTATTCAAATAGGCTTTAATCTTTTTCTCCAGCGCACTTTCCACATCCCCACGCTGTGCCAGCGTTTCCAGAATCCCCCAGAACGTATCCACGCCGTACTCTGCCGCCTTGTCCCCAGGCTCGCCGAATGCTGCGGCAATCTTGTGCATGGTATCCAGTGCATCTTGAATTTCCTGAAACAGCACCACCAGAACGCCGTATTCGTTTTCGCTTTCCACCGCATCCGTCCAAGGAATTGCCGCCGTTACATAGATTTCAAACACCTGCGTAGACAAAATCTGACCGCCTGCGTTCCATACGGAAATCTGTGACTCGACCGCCTTTGCCTCGGATAAAATTTCATTCGTCAATGCAAATTGGCATCTGCCTGCAGCCGCATCCGTCACTTCCCCCTGATTAAAAAATGTGCTGCCGTCCGCTTTTCTGAATGTGATACGCACCTGCTCGCCTGTCAGATTGATTGGCACACCGTTTTCATACAGGCACACATCCAGATATCTGGATTTTGTATCATTCTGCACAGGGCGAATCCCGATGCTGTTCGGCTTTTTGTTCACATCAATTTCCAGCCGATTATACGTTTTTGCCATTTTTCTCACTCCTTCCAAAAAATTCGCATCAAAAAAGCACATCCGTTTTATTTTCAGATGCGCCTTTCTTGACAGAATATCTTTCTTTTGCTATCATAAACATAAGAGAAGGATTGCCACCTTTCGCAGGGCGGCTAGTCCAAGTAGTTGGTTTTAGCCGTCTAACTTCGCAGGTTAGGCGGCTTTTTCATTATTTCTTGTTATGAAACAAGGAAATAACTCCGATGATTACTAAGCAAAAAGTAAATAACCCTTCGTATGTAACCATAAGCGTCACCTCCTTTATGGGAAGTGACTAACCGCCAGTTGGCAATCCTTCATTTATACCATACCATAAATTTCATTTTTCGACAACTACAGCCATCTCCAACGGGGCTGTATTTTTATTTTGCTGACATTCCCCGTCCAGCGGATTTCGTTCTGCCCGACCTCAAATCTGGGGAACTCCGCACCGCCGTATTTGCTGTTCTGGTTGGTACTCCCTTTGAACACCTCCATCATTTCGCTGTCAATGGTAATGTTCCCATCCACGTTCCGCAGTGGGTAGGGATTGCCGTTGATGTTCAACGTAATATCCCCACTGCCGTAAACCGTAATCAAAGGCTCGCTGTATACTGTCCCGCTGTTGCGGATGGTGGTCGGGGCAGTCAGCTCTAAGGCATCCCCTGCGGCATTGACGCTGTATTTGAAGGGCTGTGTATCCAGAATAACCTGAAATTTCTGGAACACACGCATCATCTGGGCGATGCTGATTTTATTTGCAATCGTTACGCGGTAAACCTTATCCGGTTCTGTTGAAAATGCCATTTCTCCGCTGCCGACAAGCCATGCTGTGATTTCGTCCAGTCTTGCACGCTTTATCAATGCACATTCCATCGTTCTGTCATAGCTTTCATAGACACCCTCATCTGTATGCAGAGAACCGTTCCGCCCTGCCACGGTAATACTTTCTATCCGCCGCTCCGCACGCACCGTTTCCGGCATAGCGGTCACAATGACCCCCATCTCTCGGCTGTCAACGCCTTTGAATGTAAACCATGCCTCATGTATCATTTGTTACCACCTCTCCCTGCGCTTTGCTGTCTGCGGAGAAACTCGATCTGCTCTGCGACAACTCTTGCTTCTCTTTCGCTTTTCACACTGTCGATATGCACATTGATGTCCCCGTAGGTGTAGGTCTGAGATTTACTGATGCCGCCCGTTGCCGTTTCCACTCTGGGCGGACGTGCAACTGCGTCCATGCTGTTCTGTACCGTCCGCATCACCGATTTCATTTTATCTTTGATGCCGATTTCGTAGCCCTCCATGGAATACTCGCCGAAGCCTTCAAAAACCTTAGAGGGCGAATGAATGTCCAGTTTAGACTTCGCTTTCGCAATCGCCGCCGCTACCACTTCTGCAACTGCCTGAATTACGCCACTCCTTCCGTTCTCAATACCATCGGCAAGTCCTGCCATCATCATTTCGCCAATATTGACATACTCAACACGAAAACCCGTCATAACCTCGACAAGCCTCATTTCAAGTGCCTGCACGTATTCCGTCAGAACAGGCTCCTGTGCCTGCAAAGATGCAACAATCTGTTTCATGGTTATCCCCTGCGTATTCTGGTTTGCGGTCGCAACAGCTCCGGAAACAGCACCTGCAATGTCTGTTTTACTGTCAGCTGCCATGCCCTGTGCAAAACTCTTTGCCGCTTCTGTCCCTGCCTGATACAGTTCATCCTTGACTTCTCCAATGGTCTGCGGCAGCTTTTCGGTGTAGTTCTGTTCCAGTGCATCAAATTCACTTTGGTAGAATTTTTTCGCCGCATCTGCCGCCAACTGCTGTTTTTCTTCGTATTTTTGGATGTATTCCTGCAATTTCACATCAGACATACGAGAGAGCTTATCCATGTAGTCCAGTGCATCATCCACGCTCATTGCGGAGATTTCACTCATTAAGCCCCCGGACAAGCCTTTTGCCTGCATTTCTTCAATCGCATTGCTGTATTTCTGAATCTTTCTGATTTCGACATCCAGATCCCCAAGCCGGAATATCTCCTTATCATCCTCCGTTTTCACGCGTTCAAACAAAGAACCGTAGTCGGCCAGTTTTTCCTGTAAGCTGGTTTGCTTGCTTTCAATTTTAGAAAGTGCCGATTCATATTCCTTCTGAAAGGTCTGCAACGCAGAAAGCCGCTCCTTCAGCTTTTTCTCCTCTGCTGTTTTTGTGGCATCCTCCTGTTTTTTATTCCAGTCGTTTTCCAGCTTTGTAATTTCTTCCTGTATCTTCTGCCGATTCTTCTTTTCTGCCTTTTTCAGCTCCGCACGCTTTTTCGCAAGGTTGCTCTTGTATTCCTTCAATTCCTCGGCGGCTTTCTTTTCCTCCGATTTCTTCTGTAAGGCTTCAATTTCGCTGTTGGTTTTCTCTAATTCGCTTTTCAGCACATCCCCAACCTTACGGGCAGTTTTCTGTGCGAAGGCTACCATGGAATCCATCCCCGCTGCCGCCTCCGCAATGTCCTCTGCCATCTTTTCAGCCGCTTCGACCGCCTCTCCTGTGCCATCCTCGATGCCGACAGCAACACCGGCAGGAATCTGTTTGCCGACCTCATCACGCATGACGCGGGAAGGGGAATGAATATCAAAGAACTTTTTCAGGGTTGAAGCCGCAGATGAACCAAGTTTTGTAGCCGCTGCGACCACTTTATTGATTGCCCCTTTTGAAAGTAGACCATTTGCAAAACCCTTTGTACAATTTTCAGCAACACTCTCCATTTCGGATTCCGCTTTTTTCATTTCAATAAGCCCTTTATCCTTCATAGTTACAAGTGCATTTGCATATAGCACAGCATTTTCATCTACTCCGGCTTTCAACGCCTTCGGGACTTCCCTGCCCGCATCCGCATACGCCTGTACCGCATTCAAAAAATCATCCTTCGTGGACATTAAAGCATCCAATTCCGCCTGCCCGATATCATAACCTGCATCCTGTGCCATTTTCAATCTGGTTGCAAAATTTCTCGATGTGACTTCCAGTTGCTGATCCAGCTGATCCTTTGTTTCATCTGTCACTCTTTGCTGTTGATATACATACTCATTCAGCCCGTTTTTAATTTCTTCCAGACTGTTAGACTGACTCAAAGTCAAAAGGCTGTTATATTCATCGATGTCCTGATAGGAGCTGCGCAGGATGTCGGTCTGCTCTGTATAAAGCCCCTCCATTTCCGCAAGGCCATCCTTTACCTGCTGCAAAGCAGACATGGCTTTTGTCTGTTGCCCTGTACTGCCGTTCATCAGCGCGTCTTGAAGCTCTTTCTCCTTTTCAATCAGCTCCTGTTTTTTTGTGGCAATATCATCCTCCAGAGTTATAAGGTTCTGCATTGCCTCTGCTTGGTTCTGGATTGCCGCCGTATAAGCCTCCTCTTTTGCGTTCAAAAGGGCATTGACACGCTTCTTTTCCATCAGCAAATCCAGATTATCAGCCGTCTGCACATAAGCCTGCCCTTCTTTTTCCGTCAGAGAAATTGCATTCGGAATCACACTGTTGATTTGCTCCGCCAGAGCCTTTGCCCTGTTTTCGTAGCCATCCTTTACCTGTCCGTTTGCATCGCAAAGCTCCTGCAGCTGACGAATCAGGCTGTCTGTGTAATCCATTTCAGAAAGAGATTGATTGATGCTTTCCTGCGCCGTTTCCTTCATACTCTTGCGTGCCTCTGCCTGCTGATTGATGGAATCCGTTGTTTCCTCCAGACGCTTTCGGAACTCTCGCATCCCCTCGCTTTCTTCCTCTGTCGCAGAAAGCAGAGAAACCAGCCCAATGGTCAATGCTGCCGCACCTGCAATCAGAAGTCCGAGCGGACACGCCGCCACCACAGCATTATAGGCAGTCTGTGCCGCAGTCATGAGGGCAATCTTTCCTGTTACCACACCAACCACAAGCTCTTTTGCGCTCAGCGTAGAGGTCAGCAGTAACTCCGCATTTCGATTGACCGCCAAAGCCGCTGTATAAACACGCACTGCCTTTTCCGCCGCCTGCCAGCTTTTCACCACAGTAGAAAGGCTTTGCACTGCCTTAAAGGTTCCGATTGCCGCCGCCGCTGTCAGCGTTACATTCTTAATCTCCTTTGTGTGTCTGAGCATAGCCGCAAGGGCGTTGATTGCCTTCGGCAAAGCCTTCACCGCCAGAGCGGTTGTTTCCTCCATGAAATGCCCTGTGCTTTCCGCAAGGTTATCCACACTTTCCGAGAGTTTTCCACTCCGCAGATTTCTTGCAACCTCATCCACCGATGTGATAGCGGTTTCCGCAGCCTCTTTCATAGGGGTTTCAAATTTTTCGTAGACCTGTATGCCAAGCCCTTCCAGACCACTGCCGAGAATCGTCATCTGCCCCTTGAGGTTGTCCATCTGCACATCTGCCATATCCTGCATGGCACCGCTGCTGTTCGCAATGGATGCAGAAAGATTCTCAAATTCCGCGCCACAGCCCGCAAGCATCGCCTCTGCACTTTTCAAATCTACTTTATTGAAAATATCGTTCAGTACGTTTGTTTTTTTCTCTTGACTCATGCTCTGCATTGCCGCATCCATTTTTTTGAAGGTTTCATTCAGCGGGTTCAGATTTCCTTCCGCATCAAATGCAGACACGCCAAGGCTTTTCAGCGTTGCCGCCGCTTTATCTGTCGGTGCGGATAAGGATAAAATCATGTTTCTCAGAGCCGTACCGCCCTCTGCTCCCTTGATACCTCGGTTCGCCAGAACACCGAGAGCCGTATTCAGCTCTACTGTGCCGCCTGCAAGGTTCTTCGCTGTACCGCCTACAGTTAGAATTGCTTCGCCAAGCTGTGCCACACTGTAGTTCGCCTTACTGGATGCCCTTGCCATCTGGTCCCCAAACTGCGTCAGATTGCCCGCGCTCGCCTCAATGCCCAGAGCCGCCATTGCATCTGTTGCAAGGTCAGAGGCATACGCCAAATCAAGTCCGCCCGCCGCCGCCAGATTCAGCACAGAGGGCAAAACCTCTGCGGATGTGCCTGCGTCATACCCCGCCAAGGCAAGATAATTCAAAGCCTCTGCCGCCTGTGTAGCCGTAAATTTTGTAGTTGCGCCTGCATTTTTCGCCGCCGTTGCCAGTGTTTCGTAAGCCTCACTGCCGTTATGGATTTCCGAAACGCTCATTCCCATGGTTGCCGCTACTTGCGACATGGATTCCTCGAAGTCGCTCCCGACCTTGATTGCCGCTATGCCAAGCCCCGATAACGTACCCACCGCCGCCGCTGCCGCAGAAACCGCCGCTTTCATTGCAGCTTTCAAGCGGGCGGAGCTTTTTTCGGTCTTGTCTAAATCCTTTGACAGTGCATCCGAGCTGTTCCCCAACTCCTGCATTTCCTGTTCCATACGGTTCATTTCCGTGGTTGTGCGGTTCATCTGGGTTTGCAGGTCATTCACAGTCTTAACCTGTCTATTGTAGGCATCCTGCGCCTTTCTGGCCTCCTCACTGTTCTCCCCGAATTTCTGCTTTGATTTTTCCAGCTCATCCGACAGGGTTGCAAGCCTTGCCTTTGCACGCTCGCTCTGGTTTTGCAGCAGCTTCATTTTCTCCGCCGAGGCATTGAGGGAACGCTTTAAAACATCACCCTTTGCCGTTACCGCACCTTCGCTGTTCTCCATGCCCGAAAACGCAGAAACTACGGATTTCATTTCACTGCCTAAGTTTTTTAATTGGGAATTGATTGCCGCCAAGCTCGACCGAAACGCCGCCTCACCGTCAATGCCAATCTTTGCACCAATATCCGTTCCCATTCCGCCACCTCCTTTTTTGCATGAAAAAAGCACCCAAATGATTTGAGTGCTTTTAAATCCTATTTTATTTTGCTGTAAATTTAATGGTCAATGAACCGCTAACTTGTATCTTTTCTCCTTTTTTCAAGTCAAGATTACTATACGATTGAATCGCACTGTCGCTGTCGGCAAAGGTTTCAATCATCCCATTTGTTATACAGTTTCCTATTCCGGAAACCCATTTTACATCATATCTTCCGGCAGGAATGTCCTCGCCAACATAATAATTCCCCGCTGAAAAAGAAAATTCCTCCCCTTTTTCAACTGTATTCGCAGTATCGGAATTATCGCCATCTGTTTTGTAACAATAAGCCATTGCTTTAACCATGCAGTCCGGATTGTACGATGCAACTATAAAGTTGCTCATTTCATTGTACCCCTTGTAATCTGCATATACGCATACATACTCTCCGACCTTTGGCATCTCTGTGAAGAAATCGAAAAAATTTTCATCATCAAAATCTTCCAAGTCCTTTACATCTTTTGCCAAAATATATGCACCATTAGTAACCAGAACATCACCGTTTTCCGTTCTGACAAAGAAGCATGGCATCGGCGTTTCATCATCAATCTCATCAATGGTCTTAACTCCCGTAACTTCACCAATAAATTTATATGGTGTACCTTCCATATCCTCATGCGTTCCCGAATACAGGGATGCCGGCGCTTCTTCTACATCATCAACACCTTCCATATAGTGGATTGTTGAAAACGGATAATAACCATCAATCTTTCTTACATCAGCAGTTTCTTTCTCTGTCTCAGTTTCTGCCTGTTCTGTTCCGCACCCTGCGGCAACGCCCATCATCAAGCAACCACATAATAAAACAGCCAAAAATTTTTTCATACTACCCCTCCTGTGTCATATCGTGCCATTTTTCTAAAATTTATCACATAACATGACGTATATCAAGAATTTTTTCACGATTTTACACAAAATCCATCAGCCGCCAGAATTCCGCTTCCTCCTGTGCCTTGGATTTTTTCATTTTTGCGCCTTCGTTTCTAATCTGCTCCACAGCAATCAGGTCGCACAATTCGCCAAAGGGAAGGGCGTATGCTGTCTCATAGGACAGCCCGATTTTCAATCCGTACCAGATGCACCACCCGACATCTGATTCTGTCGGGTGGTCTCCGCGTTTTTTCCTTCTTCGTCTTCTGTTTCAATTCTTCTTTCGCTGCCGTCTGCAATCGTTTCAAAGATTTTTGTCTGCATATCCAGAAGGTCATCCATGCCGCACAAATCATAAAGCGCATCATAGCTCAGAGGGGGCGGTGTGCTGATACCTTCCACCTTGGCATATTTCGCCCCTGCATCCATCATGGCAGACAGCAACCAGAAGCTCTCATCCAGTTTCTGCACCTCTGTCCCCTCCGTCAGCGCCTTCCCGATATTTTCCGCGTCCCCGTAGCGTTCCGAACAATCACGCATCACGCGAGCGGAAAAGCACAGCAGATATTCCTTTTTGTTAATTTCAATTTTTGCCGTTCTCATACGTTTCTTCCTCCGTTTCCTCCGTCAGATTTACCGTTTCTTCTCCCCCGTCATGCTCGGCTGTCATGACGGCATTCATTGCTCCCCCGTAATACCGAGGAATTTCTTAATTGCCGCCTCTGCGTCCGCCTCGCTGTCCATAGGGGAGGAAATCATCTTCCAAGGATGCCCTGCGGCATCGCTGCGCAGAATACTACCACTGATTTCAGGTGTCCCCCATTCGACCTTTTCGCCCTGTGTGGTGAAGGTGTCGTTAGGGTTGGTCGGCTGAATCTTCGGCAATACAACCGCCTGCCACTTGGTTGCACTGTTTTTCTGGATTTTTATGATTGCGCCAAAGCCAAGGTAAGGCGTTTCCTGCTCATCATTCCAGATGTACCATTTTGCATCCTTGGTGCTGACATCCGACCCTGTCATTGCCTGCTCGATAATACCCAATACCTGCAGCATAACATCGGGCAGCAAATCATCCGTTGTCAGCGTCCATGTACCGCCTGCAAAGGTATTCGCACTCTCCGCAGGTCCATTGTCTGCATAAAGGATATTATCATCCGCGCCCTCCAATTCAATGGAAAGCTCTACCGCCTTGCCCATCAGCGCACCGCCGCTGTAGGATACGGTTTCTCCTGTGTTGCTGTATTTTGCAAAATAAGGTTTGCTTAAGCCAATCTTTGCCATATCTCCCTCATCCTTTCATCGTTCTTTTGATTTCCGTTTCAAATACCTTTTTCATTTCTGTCTCCGCCTTCGGCTTTGCCGTTTTCAATGCCTTTCGCACAAAGGGCGTTTTCTGGGAAAAGCTGGTGCCGCTTTCCGCAATTCTGGCAATCAGCGCGAGGGGCATCCCCTTCGGGTGTTTCGGGGTTATCAGGTCACTGTAGCCTGTAAAGCCGACAAGCGTATCAATCCTGTCCCCCTCCGATTGGAAGGGCGCAACGCCCAGTCCCTTTGCAAGCGCCGCCTTCTGCTCGTCCGTAATTCCCTTGAGATAATGCCCTGCACTGCGGTCATTGTCGGTTGGCAATGCCTCCACAGCGGAGCGGATTTCGTCTGCGGTCACGCCCGCGCCCTCATAAAGTGCCTTTTTCGTGATACCGTCTGCGCTTTGCCGCAGCTTTTCCAGCTGTGCTATGTAGCCATCTAAGCCTGTGAAGGTAAGCTTCGCCATCAGAACACCTCCCACACCCATTCATAATGCGTAAAGCCTGTTTTCTCCTCATACTGCACGCTGTTTAATTCCCATGCAATATAAGGGGAGGCATCAAAAGCCGCCTCCAGCTCCTCCTTCCATGGGTCAAACTCCTGCTTGGTAAAAAGGTCTGTTGTGCCTGTAACGGCTTTCTCTGCATGGGTATCGTCCGCAGTCAAGTCGTTTGCGCCGTCCTCCTGCCAGACAAAATAGCGGTCGGACTTCATGGTTCTTCCGTGCCGCACCGCATCCGTCACAGCAAGGTGTGCCGCTATGATATGCTCCTGCCAGCTCATGCCATCACCTCAAATTCCTGTTCGATTTTCGCAAGTGCCAGATCCACGCAGGGCGGATAAATCTCCATGACCTTCTGCACCGTATCAATGCGGTATTGCTTTCCTTCTAAAAGTGCCACATCCTGCGGAGAAAACGCCCCCGCAGCAGGTACCCGAATCACGCGCACAATCTCCACCTGTGCCTGCTTGCTCTGATAAATGCGGTTAATGCCAAGTCTTTGTTCCGCAAAGCGCAGCTTTATTTTTTCTGTCAGCTTTTCCTGCGGCGCATAGCCTGCCTTTGCCGCATCGCAGACAGTGCAGATTGTCACAAGCCCATCATTGAACGCCTGCGTAATCTCATGCTTCGGTCTGTTTGGTGCTTTCCACATACTCTCTCACCATTCTTCCGTTCTGCATATTCAAAATCAATGCCATGTAGTTGTTTTCAAATACATCCAGTGCCTCATCCCTGGCATAGCGTACAAATTCCATCATCAATGTACGGGGAAGTCCGTCCGCATCATAATCCAGAACGCTACCACCCTTTTCGTTCAGATATGCCATTGCGGCGGCAATAAAGCCACGAATTTTGTTATCCGTGGCTTCATCGTCCCATGTAATATTCAAATGGTTTTTGACATCCGCCAGAAGCTCCGCAGAAACACTCTGCCGCTGCATCAGGATTTTGTCACAGTGACGGTATAGGCTTTGGTGGTTGTGCCGTCAGCCGCCGTTACAGTAACCTTAACGGTATTTGCGCCTTCCTTCCACGTTGCCGCAGAGCCGTTGTCTACCTCCGCATCATTTGCCTGTACGCTGATTTCCGCGCCTGCATCAGAGGGTACTGCCGTAATGGTGTTGGTTGCGTTTGTGGTTGCTGCTGTGTAGGTTGCGGTTTCCTTCGCAAAGGCAGGGGACAGGCTCAGGCTTCCAATCTTCAAATCAGACAGAGTGGCATCATTGGAAACCTCCGCAGCAGCTACCTGCTCCACCTTATAGGTCAGAGGCTTAAGGTCTGCGATATCCAGATACAGGAAGGCATTGTTATCCATGGGAAAGCCATTTGCGTACAGCTTCACCAGATAAACCCTGTTGTCCTCCAGGAACTGATACTGGTCGGAATAATCAATCTTGCCTTCCTTGCTCATGCCTGCCGCCGCAAAGTATTTCTTGCCCAGACCAAGAACCGCCTCGCCTCTGCTCAGCGCCGCAGACTGGATAATTGTCATGGGATAAGGCACAACATCATTGCGATAGGTGCCATCTGGAGCCATTACCGTTGTTGCGGGCATCACCCTCTGGAAATAATCCTGCGGATTGACAATCAGAAGGACATTCTCCACCGCTCTTGCCTTCCCGTTGGGGTCTGCCGCAATCAGAGAAATCAGATTGCCGACCGTTTTCACGGAAAGGTCATTTACCTTAATTTTCTCCTTTGCAGGATAAACGCCGCCTGTTACGGTAACGCCATCACCTACCTGACGCATCATGCCGATAGGCTTTTCATGCCCATCCCCCTTGACAATGCCTGCCTCCAGACCATTCGCCAGTGCTTCATACAAGATCTGTCTAACATAGTTATCCAGCCATTCTGGACCTAAGTCCAACATCGCCTTGCAGACAGGCAGGAAGGCGGACAGCTTCAGCAGGGTTGCATTGACTTCCTTGAAGCCGGAAAGCAGCTCCTTCACAATCGTATCCGTCAGCGCGCCCCACTGCGCCTCCTGCCGCCCGTTGGTATTCATCAGCATCTTGATTGCGCCGCCTGTGGACAGGAACCCGATATGGGACAGCAGAGGATGCTCCTCCCTCAAGTCATCGAATACGGAATCAATCACTGTCTCGGGCATCACAACATCCAGATTTGCCAATGCCTGCTTGGGGTCTGCGGCACGCATTGCCTCGCCCAGCTTCTGGTAATACTGCTTTTCCTGAGAGGTCAGCTGACGCACGCCACGGGAGGTCAGCGCCCTGCTGTCATTCTCCTGTCTGAGCTGTTCGATTTTGTCCTCATAATCCTGCTTGATGTCCTCGCCGATGCACGCCATCATGTCGTTCATGGCGGCGGCAAAGCCCTCCTTGTCATCCTGCTGCAACGCTGTCTGCATTGCCTGTCTGATTTCTTCTCTTGTTTTTGCATCATTGTGTTTCATTTTCTATCACTCCTTTATTTTTCTGCATCAAAAAAGCCGTTCAGCATCGCCATGATACTGTTCGGCTCTTCCTTCTGTTTTGGTTTTGGTTCTGATTTCGGATCATGCTCTCCTTCTCCGGTACACGGCTCTGTCAGCTGGCGCAGCTGTGCCACAAGGCTTTTTTGCATTTCAATCCTCTGCTGTACGTTCAGATTCGCCTTCTGCATTACGCCTGCAACCTTGGCAGGATCTGCATCCTCCTCCGCAAATCTGTCCGCCAGACCGTATCTGATGCAGTCCTCTGCGGTCAGCCATGTTTCGTCATCCATCATACGGGACAGCAGCGCTTCATCTACCTTCTCTCCTGCCTTCTGCAAATATGCCTGCTTTCCGGCATTGTTGATGATATCCAAATCATCCGCCGCCTTCCGCAGCTCTGCGGCATTGCCATAGGAGAACATCCACATATTATGAATCATCATCAGCGCATTTCGTGGCATAATGATTTCATCCCCTGCCATGGCAATCACAGAGGCAATGGAGCAGGCAAAGCCGTCAATGTAAACAGTTTTCTTCGCAGGGTGCCGCTTCAGCTGGTTATAGATGGCAGTACCCTCAAATACAGAGCCGCCGTAGCTGTTGATATACAGCTTGATTTCCGCAATATCTGCGTATTTCGCCAGCTCCTCGCGGAAGGTATTTGCACTGGTTTCACTGCGAATCACCTCATCCGTCCACCAATCGTAGCCGTCGCTTTCCACATCGCCGTAAATATAGATTTCCAGTACACCGCTTTGCTGTGCCGCCTGTTTGATTTCCCACATGTTTTTCCTGTTCTTCATGCTTATTCACCTCCCTTCCCATCAACGCGGTGCATCGCACCGTCCAGAGTTTCAAAGTTTTTGGTAACAAAATGCTGATTTGCCCAAGGCTCATTGATTTTCGGCATTCCTGCCGCATCCAGTACGTCATTCACGCAGAACGCCGCAGAACCAATCAGCTTCTCGATATTTGCCGCATTGCCGAACAAATCGAAATGCAAAATTGCGGAGGTATCAATCTGCAAATAGGTGCCATCCTTCCATTCTGAAAAGCCGTACCGTTTGCGGTTGATTTCCTCCGAAAGCTGGTCGCAAAGAGGGTCAATGCAGGTGGTCAGCCACCTTGTCATAGCATCCTTGGAATCCGCCACATCACCGAAAATCAGCACAGGCGGAATCAGAAACCCTCTTGCCGTAAAATCAAAAATATCATCCACCAAGGCACGTATATCCCTTGTGGAACGCTGTGTATCGGGATTTCCGCCGACATCCTCGTATTTGTACCCGTCAAATTCGGGCAGAACACCGTTTTCGGATGTCAGAAACGGCTTTACCTGATTGCTCAGCATCTCGCCAAAGACTTCGTTCCACCCCTTCTTGCCGTCCTTGCCGTCACCGATATTCCCTGCGTTTGCAATCTGGCTGACATGTACCTTCAGGTGTCTGCCGCTGCCCCATTCGTAATTCTTCATTGCCGCCTGCACCAGTCTTATGTATGACTGATACAGCCCATCCAGTACAGGTCTGATGTCCTTATGGTTCAGCTTGAGATGCAGCACTTCGCTTTCCGGAAATGTCTTTTGATAGCTAACCTCGCCGACAACTACGCCCTGATATTCGTTTTCCTTCCATGGATGCTCTGCGGCTCTTGTAAAGCTGTCCGCCACCGCCAGATATTCCCGTCCGCCCGTTTTTCCGCCGCTGATAATCAGCACTTCATTCTCCTTGTAGAGCTGATAAATCAGCTTATGCAAAAAGGCGGTGCTGTTCTGGTTGGGATTCGGCTCCACGTTCCAGAGGTAATCCTCCTCGCCCCTGTTTTCCTCATGCTTTCTGTAGGTCTTGAATGTGCATTTGCCGACTGCATTTGCAATCATCGCCACACAGGTATGAAATGCCAGCTCGCGAATACGGTATTCCTCCAACGCCTGCTGTAATTCCAGAGAGGAAATCTCTGCCGTGCCGCCAAGCCCCAGTTTGGATAAAATCCATCGTTTGATACTGATTCCCATTTTCTCACCCCCTTTAAAATACAAAAGCACCCATTGTCGGAATTTGTACAGGTGCGCCATCGCCAAGAACGGATTCTATTGTCATTGCCGCTACAAATGCCATGAAGGCATCATTCTTGCGGCTTTTTGCTTCGATTTTCGCATAGATAAAGTTGCCCGTATCTATGCCCGATTTTATCTTTGTGCCCGATTTTACCCGCTTTGTGTTATTCACGCCCCACCGCAGATGGGGAACATTGCCCCAGTGCAGATATTGTCTGTTAAAGCACTCCTGAATCACAGGCTCAATCTGCATAATGTCGGACGGGCGTACCAGCTTGATATTTTTCTGCTCATCACTGAAGCCAATCTTCCGCAGGCTTTCCGCAACCAGCGCATAGCGGTGATGGTCGAGCGCAAGCATTTTGACATTGTACCTCCGCATACTGTCCCAGATGTAATTCGCCAGTAAATCGGGATGAATCCCGACATCATCCACAACCGTAACCTCTCCGCGCTCCGCCCATTCCTTCCAAGGTGCTTTCACACGGTGCAGTGTTTTTGACCTTGCGCAAATCCATGCGTGATTGATGTCGAACCTGTCCGCACCTCTGCGGAAATGCAAATCCACCGCCGCCCAGTCGTCCAGCTCCGCATAGTCCACGCCTGCAACACAGCTCCACCCCGTCATATCAGGCAAAGGCTTATTTGTTGCCGCTACGTTTTCATATTCCGTAACTGCAATCTCCTTCGCACCGGAACGGATACCCATTCGCTTTGTCATGAAATCCCCGTTCTGCTCCGGATGCTCCAGCCACTCCCTGTATTCATCCTCCACCTCTGCATAGAGCTCCGGAAGATATGGCAGGGACGGGTTTGCCATCTGCCAGTTTTCCGGATGATGCACCTGCGCCTTATCATTCAGACAGCAGATGAAGGGCAGGAAACCGTTGTCCTCCTCACCCTCAAAAAGAATCCTGCGCCCTCTCGCTAAATAATCATCCAAAGGACCATCGGAAATATCACCATTCGAGGTAAAATAGCCACGCCTTGGCTGTGCCACCTTGCCTTGCCCTGTGGTAAAAACCTTGATGTTGTCATAGTTTTCATACTGATGCACCTCATTGAAGATAACCTTGCCGCTGCGCAAACCGTCTCGCCCCTTAGGGTTGTTGGTATGCCCCTTCATGACACCCTTGTTTTTCCGACCCTGAATGACCTCTTTGGTGTGATAATAGTGTCTGCTCAGCTTCTTTTCCCATTTCGGGTTCTCCAGAACATCCACCAAATCCAGCTGCGGTCGCTTCGCCTGATCCTCATTGTTTGCGCAGACATCCACGTCGTAATATTTTACAGGGTTGTAGGGGCTGATGCTGCACGCACCGTCAAAGGCAATAAAGCCATCCTTCCCTGCACCACGCCCTACCATGGCAAACACAATCTTCCATCTGGGGCGGTTGTTGGATTTCCAATAGGTGCAGTCCCATAATGCTATCAAAAACTCCTCCCATGGGAACAGCTTTTCAAAACTGAAATACTTAGCCAATCCCAGATATTTTTCCAGTTGCTCTGTGTCCACATAGATTTCCTCTGTCTCGAAGCATTTTCGCACATGGGCGGCAAGGGCTTTCTGCTCCTCGCAGGCAATGCCGTTTTCGACAAGCTCAATATATTCCAAAATATGAGGATTTAACTCACAGCTCATCATCCTCACCGCCTGCCGCAGCCTTCGCCTTAACAGCCTGATCTTTAAATCCGAGTGCCGCCCAGATGGAAAGCATCTGACTGGAAACTCTCGTTGCAATGGTCAGAGATTTGTTATCTGTGGTGCCCTTCTGGTTCTCGCCGTTCTGGTATTCAATGAATACACCGCGTACCGAAATATCATCATTCAGCATCTGTAACCAGCACCAAAGGCGCATATATTCATCCACTTTATCCTTGTATGGCTCCGAAATCAGACCCCTGCTTTCCAGATCATCCTCAAGCTCTTTTTTCAGTGCCTTATATTGTTTTGTTTTTTTATAATCCTTCTTTCCTGCCATCCTTTTTCACCTCTTTTTTGCCATCTACCACACCCTCATGCGCGTATTTTCAATTTTTCTGAATTGTCGCAA